TGCTGTCTTTGGATTAAATCCCCAGCGGCAAGATCAAGACCTCCGGTGCCGGGCGAAGAAGCAACCACGGGGGAGATTGCTGGTTTAGCACCAAACAAGCTGTAAATTGACGCGACTTGATTTGCGTCAGGCAAAGATGATAGCGGAGATTGCGCCGTGGTAGCGCTTTCAGTACCCGCCGCCAACGGCTGAGCAAAATAGTCCTCTGGATTTTCAGATCCAAATATCCAAGGAGCCTCACCGTATGTGTAGTAATTTGCCATAACTTAATCCAGTACTTGGTAAAAGCGGTAAGCCCATTCCCGCCAATCATCGTAGTCGTAAGGCGATGGCGGGTTTTGCTGCGAGATGCCGTTGATGCCGATGATGCCAGCAGCCCAGTTTTGCCATTCCAAATCGCTTTCAAGTCGCGCAATCGGGCCGTAGTTTTCAAGATTAAAAACCGTGATGTCAGCCCAATCGCTTAGCTGAAGCATTCTAGGATCGGTTAGCTGTATCATGGGTTTTCTCCAAGCACAGTTCCCGTAGCCGGTTCCACGTGGGCAATAACCTGCCCCATTTGATAGTCGCCGCCCAAAGCGTTGCTCTCGAACCGGAAGCGCATCTCTCGGCGGATTTCTCTAAAGTACACTAGCTGCTGCTGACGGTCACTGGGGTTGGCGTAAATGGTCTTAGGATCGCTAGAGACTTCCGCAGACTTGGCGTTAGCGCGACCTGTGATTTTCATGGTCATGTCGCCTGACTGCACAAAGTCTGGTTCGACAAACTCTACACGAAGCGCCATGTTCTTTGGCTCTTGAGAAGCCACAAGCGAAAAGTCGGAAGTTTCAAAATAAGACTGAACCGGTCGTGTCGCCGTACCGTCTACTTCGTCTTTGCCAAACTCATGTTGCCAAACCAAGTACCCCGAACCGTTGTTAATGATTCGGTTGTCGCCATCTTCGGTAATGCGCCGATCTTCGTCTTCGGTGATTCTAAAGTTAGCTTTGCTGGTATCTGTAACTCCAATCATGATCGGGTAGTTGAACACCTGCGCGTACTCGCCAATCGAGCGACCGCCGTTGGGAAGCTCGGTGTCGTACCACGTATTTTCTCGGACATTGTAAATAACCGCGTGCGTACACTCCGTAGCGCCCCCTCTGGGGTAGCACCACCAAATCTCGCCCCAGCGTGGAATCTTGACGGCAAAGACTTTTTCCCGGGCTTCGTAGTTTAAATTGTCAAAGAACCAGTTCAAGTTTAGCGAGTTTGGCACTTCACGCACGACGCCGTTAAACAT